CCTAAAAATGGGCATAAAAATGCCCGGTGGGTTGAAATTTCACCGGGAAAATGATAAAATGCACTTGTTCAAGGTGATTTTATTCGGGTTTCCCGGTAAGATCAGATCAGCTCTGGTGTTGGCGCACTGGGGCTGATTTTTTATTGTAAGTTGCACCGGTGCAACTAATCCAGTGAATTAAAGGCATCGATAAGAGCATCCTTGTTAGGTGCGTCATCACAGATCAAAACATACTGATTATGGATGGCAGAGGGAGTGATATCAACATTGAAACCTTCAAGCATTACTTTTCCAGTGGATACCAGATCCTTATATTTCTCGGAATCGGTGTCATATTCGTAAATCTCGACATTACAATCGGTATATTTCACACCGCTGATAGCTCCAATCATTTCTCCGGCCATTTCAATTCGTTCACCACTGACAAGATCAGAGGATTCCAGATACTCGCACAGGGCTTTCAGAGATTTTGTGGTTTCCTGCGGAGAATAGTTGCTTGCGATGCTGTCGATTTCAGCCTGAATGGTCTCGTTTAGAGATTCTACGGCAGCAGTCATATCTTCCGGAGCTGTAGTATCTATAGATTCTGATGCAGCGGTTTCGGCTGTGGCAGGTTCACTGGTAGCAGATACATCTGCGGGAGCTGCACCGCAAGCAGTACAAAAGATAGATGTTGCAATTAACAGAGTACAAATTTTCTTTTTCATATAATTTCCCCTTTTCATATTAGTATTTATATCAGCTCCAACACGGAAACCGGGTCGAAGTAGATAACATAATTATCATATTGTACGCAGATACCGTACTTGCTCCGATAGCATTGCAGAGCTTCATGAAGAAACTCCTCTGTGACACCCAGGTAATCAGCCATCTCATAAGAGGTAGTATAGTGTGCCTTATGGCAGGAGATGATGCCGTGTAGTCCGATCAGTTTGTTGTAACTCCAGAGACGCGCCCGGAGCTCCTGCTTGCGGTTGGCATCGGAGGACTGATCGATAATGTCTCCGACGGTAGTGTGGTAATGACCAAGTTCTTCGGCAAGCACGCAGGCTCTCTTTGTAGATTGCCGCACGGTCCGGTTAATACCGATCACATCATTACGAATCAGACCGTCTGCCAGGGATTGGAACGGAGCATCTTCTATTACATATACATTTTCATCGGCAGCTTCCTGCAGTAAGTTCTCATAGGTCAATTCGCATCATCCTTTTTTTCAGGTCTTTTCAGAAGGTTCATATCAGTCTGCATCTTTTCTGTCTCATCAGGATCATCGGCATGATCATTGCGAGCAGCAGCCAAGAGGGTATCGTATGGAATCGCCATTGGAATAGCAACAGCTTTATGGTTAGCGGAATATTGCAAAATCTGAGATAATTCTGATATTCGTTTTAACGCCTCTGCTTTTCCCTCCGGATTTAAAATATTGTAGAATTCACATATTCTTTCAAACGTTTCATCGATGGATATGTCGGTATCTGGATCATCCCACCCCATAAGTTCTTGCGGAGTAATTTTTAATGCCTTTGCAAACTCACGGATTTTTGACTCTGCCAGATCTACTTCACCCTTTTCGATTTTGGCTATGGAAGATCTATCCTTATACCCAGTTAGTTCTGCGAGACGATCCTGAGACATCTTTAACTCCAAACGTCGAGCTTTAATATTCTTATATAGAGCAAGCATGGCTGCACTCCTTCCTTAAGTTGTTGTAAGCTTATAATAGCACTTTGTGTAAAATAATTCAACAAAATTATTAAAAACTGTTGACACAAATTCACACTGGTGATATAGTGAATTTAGTTCACGAAAAGGAGATGATTAAAAAGTGGCAAATGTGGAACTGCTTAAAAAGAAAATAAGTGATTCTGGGATGACTGTGTCTGCGATAGCTGATAAATCCGGCATTTTGCGAGAGACATTGTATAACAGGATGAAATCCGGCAATTTTTATGCTTCAGAAATTGTGGCATTAACCAATGTGCTTCGCCTTACCAGAAAAGAAAGAGATGATATTTTTTTGCCTTAATACGTGAATATAATTCACTATACGGATAGGGAAGGAGGCAGCAGGAGTGAAGGATGATAAGAAGACAAAGATAAATATGTTGGCCATTCTAATCACTATCATTACGGTAAATTTGATAATGCATACGAGTCACTTTGGCGCAAAGGAGTATGAATTTAGCTGTTTGTATATGCTCTTATACTTATGTATTAAAGAAATTTTAAAAGAGAATTGATCAGAGCTTTGATTTCATCCTCGTACATACCTAATAAATAAGCTATAAACCATGCTACCAAATTCAAGACTTTTGTAACAGATGGACTGATTTGGAATCCCAATAGTTGGATTATAGAACTGGGCAAAGAAACCAAAAGCTTTACGGCGTTAATTGGATTCAGGCAGGTGAAAATTTCTTTTCTAAGGAAATTTCGCTGCATGAAAAGGTCATTGTAAAGATTAGAAGAGGAAACATAGTTTATATAATCTGATTCACCATAGCGAAGGGTATCAGAGTAAAGGGATGCAAATTCACATATATCGGGGTATTTGGCAAGAACAGCATCTAATTGATTCCTATAATTATCGCCAACAAGGCAGTGACCGTAGGGAGAAAGCGAGGTAGATCGTAAAAAAGCTGAAAGAGTATCTATACAGGAGGTAATCTTAATAAATTTAATTATTTTATCTAAGATTGACCAAACATACATCGAAATCAAAAGAATTATCAGGTATTTCAGCATTATATTTATCCTCTCAAATATGAACTGGGCGCCAGTAGGTGCCTGTAAGTACAGTATAGGAAAAGGGAAGACAAGATGCAAGAGATTTTATAGGGAAGGAGGCAGCAGGAATGGAGAGAATCGACAGATTATATGCTCTGCTGGAGCGTGATGATATTGACGAGGACACCAAGGCAGCGCTGCGGTGGGCAATATTTGAATTAGAAGGGAAGTGAAAAGATGCCGAAATCCAATCTTTTAAAAACGGAAGCAGCTAGAAAGAATTATGCATCCAGAGCCAGGGCAGGAATCAAACGGCACATAGAACTGAGCAAAGTGCCGGAGGACAAGATTGCAGCGAAGCAGAATGTGCAGGTAAGAACGCTGATGAACCGGATCGAGGATCCGGGATCCATGCGGCTGAGAGATCTGTGGGATCTGGCAGAGATCATAGACGCTCCGGTCGGAGAACTGGCTGGCGGAGATCTGCCGGAGGAGATGCTGGCAAAACTGCTGCAGCAAAAGATATTGTAACCACAGAAATCCGTGCCCTGTACGTGGTGTTACCCGACACCACACTCCCCTTTTGCACAATTAGCGTGTGTGTCCAGGCTTCCCCGCCTGGGCACCACGTAGAGGGCATGGACAAGCATAATAGATCACGTTCTGTGCGTGGTGTCATCTGACAGCACAACATACCCATTGACGGCATGTCACTGCTATGACGGCATGCCGACCTCCTTCCGGTGGGCCCGGTAGATCAGCGCCGGGCACCACGCAGAGAGCGTAATCGGAAAGGATAGATATGGACAGAGAAAAGCTGGGAGCATTCCTGCGGCATGCAAGAGAATCTTGCAATCTGAATCAGACACAACTGGCAGAGCGGATCGGATATTCCATTGACTCTGTCAGCCGCTGGGAACAGGGCAAGCAGGCCATTACAGTGGAGGCATTGGTAGCCATATTAGAGGTAACAAATTTACAGGTCAAGGTAGGGGATAAGGAGGCAAAGGCATGTATAAAGATATTGTGATATCGCTCCTCGGGGCATTGCTCCTGGAGCCGGTATTTAAGACAACAGAGGTAGGAGAGCAGATCGCCATAGTCATGGGCTTGGCGGCTATGCTTTTTATTTTTTGCCTTTTTTGCGAGGATCAGCTGGAAAAATTGCAGAAAAAGCAGAAAAGGATCCGGGAACTGGAACGGAAACTGGAAGAATTGAAGGGAGGGAAAACGGATGAAAACAGAACAGTACTACATGGACAAGCTGTTGAAGATGGGGGACGAATTTACGAAGGCGGTAATCCGGAAGGACTGGTTTCAAGCGAAGTATCTGTATGACAAGGCAAGCGCCGTTGCAGTGTTTCTGGAAGCACCGCAAGAAGTCAGAGAAAAGCTGTTTGGACGTTACAACGAGGAAAGAGACGAAAAGGAGCAGGGTGCCTTTGATGACCGCTCCATAGCAAAGGTTATGCGGGAATGCCTGATCAAGAACAACCTGGGCTTTGAGTGCATGGTCTACCGGATCCCGGGCGAGGCAGGCTACTACGGTGCCAGACCGGCGGCAGACGGTTATTACATGCCGACCGATCAGAACCCGGCATATTTCGCGCAATAAAAAAGCCGGCATTTGGCGATGCCGGCCAGCTCACAGAGCTACTTATATAGGCAAGATAAGTATACCTCTGTAAGCCGGAAAAGTCAAGAAAAATGGGGCTTTTCAAAGCCCCTGCGCACTTGATAAAGATATTAAAGTTAGGATACAGAGACATGGTTAAGAGAAAGAAAATAAGGCTAAGGCATGGGGATGTGCTGGATGTAGAAGAGTACCATGATGGGAATTATGGGGGGAAGGGTAAGACCAGACAGAAGAAGGAGAAGCCGACGAAGGAACAGGTGCGGTTGATCAACCGGAGGAATAAGGCAAGGCTGTGTCGGTGGAGGCTGATCCAGTACTTTGACCAGGGAGACCTGTTTATCACATGGACCTATGCGATGGAGAATAGACCTCCTGATATGGCGGAAGCGCTGAAGGACTTTCAGAAGGCAATGAGTAAGATCCGGAAGATCTACCGG